AATGGATAACAGAGTATGTATGCACTACGTCTTAGATCGACTAGAAGAGATCTGGGACTTATTTCAAAAAGATACACCACTTGGTTTAAAGGAACTAGACGCATTTAAAAGAGAATGTATCTACAACTTGGGCGTTAATCTACGCATTGATTATAAAGAGTTGCATGATGAAATATGATGATCGCACACGTATCGTAGGTTCATGGCTACAGCAATTACTGCGTAGATATACACCGCCTACTGGCATGGACAATGAGACACTCAAAGATGAGATGGTTCTTATTGTAGAAGATGTAAACAAACACATACCTTCTCAGTTTAATGACGATATGTTCAAAGGTGTATTGATAAGGATTGATGGACAGATCCGCGCCATTCATGGAGCGCGGACATGGCCAACAATCAAGACCTTTATTAATGCCACACAAGAAGGTGTAAAAGCTTATGATGTAAAACAAATTACAGATGGCACAGAGTTTACGCTTGATAGATTTCGCTTGGCAGAGAAAAGAATATTGGCAGGTGAAGATGTAGATGAATTGTATATCAAAGATAGTTTATCCAGAGATCAATTGCTTGAGCGCGGTGTTGTAACTATGGATGATATAAATAAGTATGTTGACCCTGCTGCGTAAATGCAGTAGAACTATACATATATAAGGAGTAAATGTTATGGATAGAAAAGGATTTATTGGCGGCAGCGATGCCGTTAAGATAATGAATGCTGAGTGGTATGAGCTTTGGCAAGTGAAGATGGGCTTAGAAGAACCAGATGATTTAAGCAGCATACTTGCAGTACAACTTGGTTCTCACACTGAAGAGTTCAACTTAAAATGGTTTGAAAAAAACACTGAGCAAACTGTAGACTCAAAGCAAATGATATTCGAGAATACTATATCTGGTGTGCCATACAAAGGTGTTGTGGATGGTATGGTTGGAAGCAGTATCATAGAAGCAAAGCATACAAATGAACGCAACAACATGGAAGGTCTGTTAAAATATTACATGCCTCAGATACAGTTGTATATGAAACTAGCAGAGTCACCTAGTTGTTTTATGTCTGCAATCTTTGGTAACTCAAGATGGGATTACGCTAAGATAAGATACGATGAAAAATATACTGAAGGTATGTTAACTATAATCAAAGACTTCTGGGGTTATGTAGAACGTAAGCAAGAACCAGTAGGTATAGACGAACCTAATCTATCTATAGATAAAATACCTGTAGATGAAATGGTTAAACGTGATGCCAGTACAGACAATATGTTTATGGATAATGCGGTTACATATCTTAACAAACAATGGGATCACAAGCAGTTCGAGACTGCAAAAGAAAACTTAAAAGGAATGGTAGGTGATAATGAACGTGAGGTTTATTGTGACCAGTTAACTGTGAAGAGAGACAAACGTGGATCACTTCGCATCAATGTAAGGAGCAAATAATGCCACAAGGTTTACACATATGGGATGAGGTATCAACTTCTGACCCAAAATATCTTAAAGAAATAAAATTTGGTGCAAGAAAGTTTACTGCTATTGATGCACACTCGCAAATAAAAGCAGCAACAGATTGGTTTGGGCCAGTAGGTCAAGGATGGGGCTACCATGTAGATACAATTATTCACAACCTATCGCCAGATGATACAGTTGTTATAGCTAATGTAAGTGTATGGCATGAATCACCAAGCAATGTATATGGTCCTGTATCTGGCTGTAAATCTCTTATGCGTAATGGTAAGGTAGATGAGGACGCACCAAAGAAAGCTATGACCGATGGTCTTACAAAAGCATTATCACATTTAGGTTTTAATGCTGATGTATTTCTTGGTGAGTTCGATGGCAACAAGTACACCGACAAAGACAAACCTCTTTGGTAAATATAAAAAGGAATTTTAAAATGGCAGAATACGACAACAAAAATAAAGGTGCAGGGTTTCAACCATATCCAGATCAGAAGTTTATTCTTTCTGGCAAGATGGATCTGAAAGGCAATGAACGTAAGATTGTAATGATGGCAGGTACAACTCAGAATGGTAAAAAAATTGTTGAGGTTTATCAACGCTGCTCAATTATGTTTGAAGAAACAAATCCAGAAAACAACAAGCCAAACTATTCTGGACCTATGGATGATTACACAATCTTTGAAACAGAAAACAAAATGCGAATGGCAGGTTGGGTTAAAGAACACGATGGTAACAAGATGATTTCTTTTGAAATAAGCCCAAGCACTAATGGAGTTAAAGATGACAAAATACCGTTCTAAAGAAACATGGCCTGAGTTAAGACAACGGCACAAGGAAGAGAAACGGAGGTTAATAGAAACTTGTGCCAAAGCTAACCTTACAATTACCGAGGCTTCTCGGATGATTGACATTGACATGGGGCAGCTAAGAACAGAAGCTTGGAGATACAATATACAATTCTCAAAGAGATATAATGATGAACAAAAAACAGCTATCTCCTGCCCAACAGTTTGAGCTTAAGTATCTAAAGCAACAAGAAAGCAAGTGGTCAGAAGAAAGATTTAAGTATAATAAAGACCCGAACACACAGGCAAAATACTACAGAGCTAAAGAAGATCTAAGTAATTTTGTTTCTAAACTAAGATTGCAGGGAGTTTATATTTAATGGTGAGGGAAGACCAGAGAGACCTCCCTCTTCATTAGTATAACCAAAGCAAGAAAGATAAACAATGTTTAAATTATTTTATACGTTACTTGTAATTGAGTACGTTGTCGAAGATCATGATGTATCAACCAGTGTTATCTTCCCAAGCCAACAAGAATGCTATGACGCTATGGGTGATGGTGTATTAGATAATCTATACGATATACTTGCAGATACATATGGCAAAGAGATAATGATGTATTGCAGACGAACCCCAATAGCTTCTGGCTATCGTGAAATAATCAAACCAAAGGTAAGACCAAATGACAAAATGGACTAAAGAAGATAAAGAATGGCTAGGATATAAACGAAAGATGTCTGTTCAAGATAAGGGTACAATTAGTTTATCTACACCACCTTGGGAAAAAAAATTATCTAGTGAGTTCGAAGTGAGGTCCGTCATAGAAAGGTCGTCTTCCTTGGCTACGTCTGAGGTCGATGTAAGCTAATGATGCATCTTCCATTGTACCCTTCCATTCCCTCATGTTTAACCATCTGACATCTGGATCTGATTGCCACGCACCACCCCAAGTAATACTAACACCATGCTGATCCCCTGCCTTCTTCATTGCATCAGCTATATTATCGTAAAGCGTTTCTTCCCATGATGCTCGAGAACCAACGTAAGCCATTAGATCAACAGCATGAGAAAATCCATCTGCTTGTCTTCGATGAAAGCTATTCATAGTTTTGCTTGCACCTTTAGCTACAAGTTCTTTCTGTTCTTCTTCAGTTCTTAAGCCACAGATACATCCAAAGTCTACATCAGTTAAAGTAATAGCTGTACTTACAACCTTAACTAAATCAGGATGCACACCTCTAAGTTTACTCATTGATCGTTCTGATAATTTAAATGTCATGATTAACCTTTCTTAAAGAACTTAGTCGCAGAGCGCACAGCAAAGCTACTGGCTACGATAACACCCAATGTATACTGATACCACTCAGGCATCTGTTCCAGTGCCTTGAAGCCCTCTGAAACAACTGTACGACCCCACTCACCAGTAAACACTAGGATTAATGGGATTGAGAATAATAAAACTAACCACTCGTCTTTCCAAGAATTCTGAGAACCTTGTGCCATAATCCTTTCCCAGTCTTGGACTGAGGTTTCTTTGGAGACGAGGATCTTGGCTTTGGCTTCTGCTTCTGTGAGCTTAAGCTTTGCGTTTGCTTGTTGGGCTTGCGTTTTGGCATTTAACCAACCTCCTGCTAGTTCAGCAATCGGACCTATTAGTGTCTGGAACATGGTGTCCACCTCTATCTGTCTTTGCTTCTTTACCTAACCATAAAGCAAATGATGCAGAAAGCATAGCAGTAACTAAAGATACAAATGCTGATTGTTGTGTAGTCGGATCTTCAAGTGTCATAAACCAAAGACATACCTTCCAAGTTAAAATAATCTGACAAAGAAATGCCAGGCGAGGTAAGATTTTTAGCTCATCTAAATAGTTAGCTGTAATTGCTATCATAATATTTCCTTAGAGTTGTTACAGTTCTATTTTAATACAGACAACTTTTGCTTTATCACTTGTTACAAGAACTTTAGAATCTTCTTTAGCTAGTTCACA